AACGACCAGTATATTCTTCTAATACTTTTATTGAAGATCTTAACATCATAGTTAATTCTGAATCTTGGTCAAAATTATCTGGGTCTATCCTTAATGTTTGTTTAACTTCATTTAAAGTAACAGGTGTAATATTAGTTTGTGATGTAATTTTTAATCCAGCCATTAGTGTAAAGTCTCCTTATCATTTCTTATGTATTCACCTATCTCTTCGTGCATATTTATATCTCTCATTGCTAATAAATCAGCAGCATATAAACCAGCAACTAATCTATTTGGAAAACCAGAGATAGTAAATGTTATTTTTGATTCACCATCAGATTGGTCTTCAATCCTCATTGTAGTTTTTATTTCAATTAATTTATCTTTCATATTATGTTTTTAAAGGATGACCAGATGGTAGTAAATCTAAATCAAACTTTCCTCCTCTAAATTTTCCAGTACGAACAGCAAATAAAAAGGCATTTACTCTAGCATATGCCCATTGTTCTTCACTTCTTACACTAGGTCTTACAGATCCTGGATTAGTTCTATAAGCACCTATACCTCTTCTAAATACTGCACTTAACATTCTTAATGTAACTTTTTTACCTTTTTTATCACCATGTTTTTCATTATGGTCTTTTACCTTGTTTTTTAATCCTTCTTTTACTGCAGCTGTAACTTGTTTTTCTTCTATATCCTCTTGACTTTCTGTTTCATCATCAGTATAATCATTATCTAATTTTTCAGATTCTCTGTTTATCTGACCAACTTTCTTTCTAGACCAACTAAATCCAGGATCGCCACCCCATAAAGCCCATGCTATTCTTCCAGCTGATGGATATCCTTCTTCACCTTGACTAAATCCTTGACCTTGTTTATCTACTTCATGACGACTAAAGAAACTAAACATTCTTTTCACTGTACTTGGTGATAAATTTTCTTTGTTTACTAATTGATTTGCTCTAGCAACACCAACCATAGTACCACCTCTGTTGTGTTCTTTTCTCCAAGCCAAACCTCTTTTTGCTTCTGCTGCCATACTATCTGTTGGTCTTAAATCAATATCTGATATTGCTTTCTCATCTGGATAATCATCTGTTATCTCTAAACTCTTTTCATCTTCATCATCACCAATACTATCACCAGCTAAACTAATTGGCATCATAGTAGCACTAATAAATAAAGCATCTCCTCCTTTTATTGGGTCATAACCTAATTTTTCTCTTGCTTCATTACGAGTTAAGATACCAGAATTAACTCCACTAACAACAGATTCAAAAACTCTTTTTCTACTTTCTGCCATAGCAGGAATACTATCAACATCATACTCTAATCTTAAATCATCTCCGAACTGTGGTGTTAGCCATTCATTTAAGTCAGATTGTATTCTTCTTAATATTGGTATAATTGTTTCTTCATATAATGCAAGTCTTGCTTCTGGCATATTATTATAAGTTTGTGCATCAGGAATACCTACTAACTGTGCTGGTACACCAAAGCATAATGCTATATCTATTGCTGACATTTTCTTTAATACTGAAAAGTCCATATCTTTTGGTGACATACCCATTTGTTGAAAACTAAAATCACCTTCGAGTAACATAGGTCTGCCAGCATTATTACTACCAGAGAAACGAGTTTCCATATCTGCTAGTATTTGTGCTCTTTGAGTATCGCTTAATTGTACTGTTGAACCAGTTTCATCTTTTGGTTTAAATATAACTGCACCACTAGGTCTAGCACCATTTTGTAATAGTGATACATTATGTCTGTTTGTTAAATTATGACTATCGATATTACTCGCAGCAGCAACTAAAGGAGACAAACCTAAATAATCGCTTTTAGGATGAAATAGTTTAAAATGTTTTACTGGTGAAGCACCTGTTTCTTGATTTACTTCATATTGATTTATAGTTTTACCATTTATAGAATAATTATATGCTTCTGGTAAAGTTGTTTGTCCTGGAATTATTTTAACTCTATCAGGTCTTAAACAATATAATTCTTTTGGTTCAGAGCCTTCAATACCAGTACCAATTAAATAACTATTACCAGATAATAATAAAAACGAATATAATGATTCAAATAATTCTACATATCCTTTTGTTGGAGATGGTCTAGCAAGTAAATCTAATATTGGATGGTCATCAACATTTAGTTTACCTCTAAATAATTTTAATCTAACTCCAGCAGCACCTTGTGATATTTCATTAATACATCTAAAAGCAATAGCATTATTTTCATATCCTTCTTTTACTAAATCTTCATAACTATACTTTTGACCAGATACATTTACACTACTAACCATAGCATAATTAGATGAAACTTGTTTTGTTTCAACTTTTTTATTTTTAAAAATATTTCTTATGTTATCAAATACTCCCATAATTACCTTGCTGTTGCAGGAACATCATTACTCCCGACTATTGTTTGACCCCATGCAAAATATAAATATGTGTTACCACTACTATTAGCACCATCACTTGTATTTCTAATTTTTATTCCATTACTAACTAAATCAAGCCAATCATAACTTCCTGCAGCACCATCTGTATCTGCTCTACTATATGAATTAGTTGGGTTTGTTGGAGAAGTTTTATCATCCCAAATAAACCAATTATTAGTTCCTGTTTTTCTTTTGATAATAACAAATGTAGGTTTGAAACCACAAAATAAAAATGGTCCATCTGCTAGACCATTGGCAGTAAATTCACCAGTAGTAAAAAATCCTGTCGTCTTTTTAAAACAATATGCTATAAAACTATTTCCATTACCATTTGCTTGACCATCACTATCAACTGTAAATACACTTGATGATGCTCTTGTATTATTAAATATATTATCATTAACATCACCAGTATTACTGTCTAATCTCATATATTTAGTTGCTTCAACATTTGGGTGTAGCATAGTCCAATTATCTGAAGAACTATATTTTTTAACTAAAACAACTTCAGGTGCTACTGACAATCCATGTCCGATAGTCGCACCTGATACGCCATTACCAGTATATTTGATAATACTAAAACCTGATGAACTATTTGCAGTTACAGTTGATTGAATAGTACCAGAAAAATTAGATGAGCCATGTGTTGAATTAGTATTGGCTTGTCCACCCATATTAGAGTGGTTTGTACAATAATAATATAAAGTTGCAGCACCTGATGCGACTGTAATTACTGTTTTTGCACCTGAACTTCCTGGAGTTCCTGTTGTGGTTACACCAGTTGTGTATTCACTACCACCACCATGTGTACCATTTGATGTTGTTGAAAATCTTAATGGGTGACCAGAATTAGAACTATCAGATTGGTCAAAAGTATAAGTACCACCTTCTTGTAAATCTAATGTTACAGCACTTGTACCAAAGTCATCAAATCTATATTTGTTACCACTATCACTTACTACTTTTACCACATAAGTTATAGCAGGTGCTGTTCCTCCTGCTAACCAATTCATTGCTTTATATGTAGAAGAATTATTATTACATTGTGCATCTGAACCTAATGTAAAACCATCTGTGCCAAAAGCAGTAATACCTGACATTGTTATTTCACCAGCATTTTCATTTGTGGTAATACTTTTATCTGTTCCTCTTATAGAATTAAAAGTGTGATTGTTGTATGAAGCACTAGTTGATTTGATCCAAGTCCAATCTGGTTTAAATCCAACACCAGTTATTGAATGACCTGCTGAACCATTACCTGTATAAGTTACAGTGTTCATATGGGATGATGATTTATCTATTGTACTATATGCCATGTTTCCTCCTATTCATTTAATCCTTTAGTTGACAGAGCTGTGTAGCCAGTTGGTACATCATATTCAAATATTCCTATTCCACTTGCATTACTTCCTTCACTAGATACTGCTGTTGTTCCGAAATAACCATTACCAAAGTTTGCATTATGAGAACCACCACTACCCTCTACTGACATTCCAAATAACCATGGATCTCCATTTAGATTTGCTGAAAAATCGTGTAAAGGATCAGCACCAGTCACTGGATTTGCAGTTCCACTTTTATTAAACCAACTTCCATCTGCACCAATCCACCATTTACCATTATCTAAATCAACAGCCACCATATAAATTTTAGTAGAGTTTCCTCTATTAGTAGTCCAAGTTGTCATTGAATTATTATTTCCATAATAATCGTATCCACTATTATTTAATTGATAACCATAACCATAAGGTGCATAGGTTAAATAACTTTGATTTGAATTATCAAAAAATCTTAAATCTTTTGGTAATCTTGCAATATCTAATCTAATACCTGAACCAGTATTGTATTTAGCTTCCCAATACCATTTTCCACTTGAAGCTGCCAATGTTGTTGCACAACCTTCCCACTGAGAATTTGTTGTTGTAAGTGTAGTATTTCCATTGCTAAAACTTAGACCACTCGGTGTTTTAATTAATGGATTGAATGTAGCAAAAACATTACTTGGACAATCTTCTGTTTTTGTAAGTGTACCACCACCAACTGTAAAATTATTACCTTCACCAGATTGGTCTGTTACTGAATTTCCATCTTTTAAAATAAAAAAACCATTGTTTCCATAAGTTACAGATGGCGCAGTATTTATTTTCCACTCTCCAGTTGTTGAATCTGTAGAACCAAATGCTGAAGCATCATAAGAATAGCCATCACAAAAATGAATATGGCTCATCACTCCATCAAAATTATTATCAGTACTACCACCATATTTACCAATATATTGCGTATAAGATGATGTGCCTTGTTGTAAATTAAAATTTTGTGTTGGAGGATTATAGTCTGAAAATGTTGCTAACTCCCCATTGATATAAACTCTTACTCTGTCTGAAGCTGTTGCTTGTGTAGTGTCAAATCTCCAAACAAGATGATACCAAGCATTTGTATCTCTTATTTTAGCACTTGTAGTAAAAAGATTATTAGTATATGAACCACCACCTTCCATATGACATCTTAAAGTATCATCATCATTGTGATATAAACTTATTCTAATACTTCCACTAACATAAAAATCACAAAATTGATAATCATTTAAATCACTACCTAATTTTGATAATTTTACCCACATAGATAAAGTAAATATATTTCTATTGGTTGCTGTTCCCATTGTTCTTTGTAAATATGTGCTAGCCATTAGTTAAATTGCCCTCCTCCTGTTGCTCCTACTGATACTGTTATTGTAAATTCTCTAGTAGCAACTTGTGATTCTGCGTCTGTTGCACTTAAAGTAAAAGTATAAGTAGTTGCACCTGTTGGGTTTGGTGCTGTTCCTGTTATTGCACCAGTAGAACTATTTAAACTTAAATTCATAGTTGCAGTTGGAGTATTACTATTACTTGTTAAAACAGATGTTGTTTCACTATAAGCAATTGTACTATCACCAGTAGCAGCAACTGATAAACTAACACTTGACCCACCAGCAACTGTGCCTAAACTTCCTGCTGAAGTTGTCCAAGTAGGTGCATCTGAAACTGTTAATAATGCACTTGAACTTCTTACAGCCAAACCATTTGGATTCTCTACTCTTATAAAATAACTCCCATCAGTAGTCAAAGTAAAAGTTGCTACAATAGTTGTTGCATTTGTAAAAGTAACACTATCAGCAAAAGTTATTGCACCTGTTGAATTTATTGCTTGAACTAATGGTACTGAAGCATAATTAGTACCACTAATTGTTACTGAAGTCTGTGCGTTTGTTATTGTACTAGGACTTATACTTGATATTGTAGGTTTTGTTTCTGCTACTCCTGTTAAATTACTACCATCAACTGCAGGTAAAGCACCTGAACCATTTAATTGAACTATGTTATTTGCTGATGTACCTACATTTAAATCTGCAGCAGTGCCTAATAATAATTGTGATTTTAAATTTGTTGCGTTACTTAAATTAAAAGAACCAAAACTTAAAATTTCTATAATATCATTCGCAGCAGCACCACTCGCAAGTGTTAAGACTGTATCACTTGTTTTTGTAAAGTCAACTCCTTCAACAAGTTGAATACCATTCATAAAAACTAAAACAGGATTATTTGATTTATAGAATAAAGTCGCACCATTACCATCAGCACCTGTAAATGCTGTTTGACTACCACTAGCAGTAAATTTAAATCTATTTACTACTCCTGATAATGTTGGTGGTGCTTTTCCTATATAACTTGCCATTTTAATATTGTAATGATACTCCTCTTATCCTTGCTTCTTTGCTACCAG